GGGGAGTGTTCCGGCAGTTCCGAACGTTATCAGTCCAGAGGAGGCGGTGGCAGTAAAGGTGAATATCTGGCTAGCTGTAATCGACGTAACACCAGCAGCTGGAGTATTGAGAACACTTGCAGCATCTCCATTCAATGCGTTGACGGGCACAGCACCGGTATACGTGATGGCGGAATACGCCACCACCGCACCGACTGTTCCAACGTACAACCACGTTGCTACAAATGTATCTCCAACAGCGACATTATTAAATGCAATATTTGTCCCATTTACATAGGAAAAATTTGATGCACCTAGATTTGTCTGTGTGATGGTGTTCGTGCCGAAAGGCAATAGCGCAGTTGCTGCACCAGAATATCTATGATATAGTCCTGTGTTACCACTGATATACGGACGCTTAAGAACCACATCATATGTGACCCAAAGCTCCCCTACCACAGTTGATACCGGTACATTGACAGAAGGCGCTACCGCCAACTGGAAATTTCCCAAATCAGTCGTTGTGGTGGGGAGTGTCGACGTACCCGACCGAACATAATAACAATTCTGGACATTCGCACCTTTTGCACACTCGACGCCATACATCAAATTCTTATCAAGCCTTGCTGACACTGCATGGGCCGAATTCTCCATAGTGAACTTTGATGCATATGGCGGCATGGTGGAATTATATTCCATTGAGGCCACAACTGTACCGAGAGAGGAGCCAGTAATGTATGGTGATGCCGATGAGACAAACTCAAAGACAAGGCCATCAAAACAAAACTCCTCATAATTACTCGCAACCTGACTCAAGAAAGGGAAGGTGGCATGAAGCCCGGCATTTATCGAGAAGGCATAGTTAGCAAACGCACCCGCAACTGTTGAAGTTGAAATGTCCTGTAAAAACTCGCGACGGCGAATTCGTACACAATCTCCATTTTCACCAGCAAAACTAGCCGAACACACGACAGGTGGACGAATCAGATCATTAGCTGACACGTTAGCCTGATAATCACCGGTGCCGATAAGCTTAGACAATTTGCTACCTAGCTCCTTACCAAATACCATACCACCGGGCAACTTAGTGGCAGCACCTATAGCACCGCCGCCCAGCATCAATCCTTCTCTAATCGCTCCCTTAATAGACTGCTTTATCCCGGACATATCATAAGCCCCAGACCCTTTCAAAACAACCCCCATTGCGCGCTTGTTTTGGCCGCGCGCCCTCGCCTTCTGACTTTTTGTTTTAGTGAGTGACAATTCTCGCTCGGTGAACCCACTCTGGTTACCGAACAAAGTCGGGAGACCTCATCTGCATAAATGTGCCTTGTCTGCCCGACACAGACCCTGG